CGAATCCGTAGTATTCTGAAATCTGAATCGGAAACACCACTTCTTTCACTATTCGGTCAGTTGAAACAGAACCTTTGTGAGCAACTAGGTCAATAAGACTCAACGAATTGACCCAATCGTTCTTATTCTCTAATGCGCGACTTTGCATTTCAGCAAGTTCGCTAGGATTGATGATGCCCTTATTATTGTACAGATTTTCATCTGGATACAAATTGTCGGGGTCAACATCAACGCTGAGTAGGCTACAATCAGAATTAGTCAACAACGCTGTTCGGGTTGCATGAAACTCTGCTCTGACTCTATCGCCAGCGAAATACACGAAACCATCAATAGACGGTTGGTGTGTGTCACGGAACCAATTGCCTTTACCGACTCGCGGTCGAATTGCTCCGGTGTTCTGAATAGACACCGAGTTGGCAGTAGAAGTTCCGTGAACCAGAATCAATATTTACTCACAATCGCAACAACATCCGCTTCATCAACCATGCAATACATGGTGCCTTGAATTTTCATGTCGATGCACTTGCGCCAATCGACAAAAATTGTGTAACCTTCTTCGATATGTTTGACATCAGGACCAACACGCATTGCGGTTGCGGTTCGGTATTCACCTTTATCTTCATCAGGAATGACAATCAAACTTTCTTGTCGTTTCTCGGTTTCGTTTGCCCGAATCAGAATCTTGGTGTTCAGTGGAAAAATTCTATCTTTCATACTCATGTCCTTAGTTTAACAGTTGTTGACCGGCATCGCGGTAATATTCATCAATTTGCATTTCCAAATCCACCAAATAATCGCGTTTGTTCTTCACGAAAATTTGTGGTTCATCATAGTCTACCGCAATGGCAATGACTACCTGTTCAATTGGCATCTTGGTCACACACTCATACATTTCACAGTAGGCGGTGCCTTGCATGAAATATGATTTAATGTATTCTTCCTGTTTCGGTCTCAATGCCGTTTTCCAGTCAATGACCGAAAGAATTCCGTCCCATTCCGCAATACAGTCAACACGACCTGCAATCTTGAGTCGGTGTGAGTACAACGGTTGTTCGATTGAATAGACTCGACCCATGCGAGCGTCAATGATGGGGCGCATCTTGGCAAACATGGTCTTGACATCAGGCATCGCCCGCATCTGCAACTGACTCATGTTCGGAGAATTCATCAAGTAGTTTTCATACAATGAATGCAGTTTGCTTCCTCGATTGGATGCAATGCGCGAAACTCTTTCCGCTTCTTCTGTGCCTACTCGTTTTCTCCATTCAAGCAGTCCTGCCTTGTCGTAACCGGACAGGACTGTTGTGATTGAAGGATACTTTTTGCCGTCAGGAGTTGAATACAATCTTCCTGACGGACCTGTTTGTGCCTGTAAATCAAACTGTAGTTCAGGTAGCTGAACCCACTGGAAGTTTCTCATTATTTTTCATATCCTCATATTTGTCCACGGCAATCAAGAAATCCTTGACCAAACTACTGCGAACAATATCATCAGTTGTAAATTCAATGTTTGTAAACGAATCCATCATCTTGGCAATTTCATGGAATTTACCTAGACCGGATGTGTCTGCTTTCTTTCTATACAAATCACTTTGTTTGTAGTCACCACAGAAAATGATTTTCGAACGGTAACCCACTCGCGTCATGATTGTACTAAGTTCTTCCCAGTTCATATTCTGGCATTCATCCACAATGATAATCGCATCATCATAGGACATACCGCGAATGAATGAAGTGGAAATGAATTCAATTTTTCCTGCCTCTTTCAACAACTCGTATGCATTCTTGCGACCAAACAGATTATGAAAAATCTGCATATATGGTGCTTCATACAACATCATTTTGTCCTCAAGCGAGCCTGGCGTAAAACCAATATCGCGAGATTGCACCGCAGAACGCACAATCACAACACGGTGGAATGATGTGCCTTTTTCGAGAACATCTTCAATCGCCTTGTAACAAGCAATGAAGGATTTACCCGTACCGGCAGAACCAGTCAACATAATAAAATAATCACCTGCGGAATATGCTTCAAAGAATTTGTCTTGATTATCCGTAAGTGGACTGAACGATTTCAGGTCAGTTCTTTTCAATCTAAAGGGTAGATTTTTTTGTGTATCGTCTATTTGAATTGTTGAGTTAGCTGGTTTCTTTCTGGACACGAATTCCTCTTATTGTTGTTTTTCCCTCTTCTTTTTGTGCTTCTGTCGGATTTCCTGCGTTTTGACTTCTGCAATCGATTTACGAGGTCCGTACTTCTCAGCCAAAGGAGAAGCGGGGTGTTTTTCGGAGATTTTGGATAAAACTTCTTTCCATCCATTACTTGTTCGCTGGTCTAAACTTTTCAGATTATAGGCGAACGCCGGTCCCGCACCTTCGTGATGTCGAATGATGTGTGGATTTTCTTCCATGTAAGTGTCGAGTGCGCTCATACTCATGAACTTCTCAAACACCTCACCAGATTTTGTATCTTTGAATGTGTAGGTCGGCATAATTTTATTTAGTTGGTTTGAAGATGGGGTGCCCACATCCACCAATCGGGTGGATTGCGGTGTTTCCAAGCCGCCATGCGAATCTTGTCATATATGTAGTAATTGCGATACGACTGAATCGAATCACCTGCAACTTTGTATTGGTCAGGCATCGCAGGAGTCGGTTGAGTAAATTCGTGACTGGGAATATTGCGGGGCAGATTGCCGGCAAGCCAGTCAACAAGACCGTCGGATTGACATTTGTGTACTTTGCCGTATCGATAGGTGTATTCGGCACACAACTCAATCAACAGAGTCGATAACCAGATATAGTTTGAATCACTCGCTCGTGCCCAAATGGCAGACGGGTGATTGATGTGTGTTGCTTTGTAGAGCAGATTTTCTGCTCGCGGATGGCGCCATCGTTGAATACGGCGACCTTTAGAGATTTCATAGTCGTGAGTACCGTCAAGAACACGGTGCGCAGTGGACAACAACTGGCAGTATTCCAGAATCATTTTGACCGCGTGCTTGTCTAGGTGTTCTTGGGCACAAACTCGCGGGTCGTGCGACAGATAGAAAATGTTCATACGCTTCTCCAAAGAAGAACACCGGAATTGCACCGGTGTTCTGATGTACCTAGGATTTTACGCGACTTCGGCAGTCTTGTCAACCTTTTTGGTTTTTCGCGTTGCATTTTTGGCAACGACTGGCGAATTACTGACAGTCTTGTTTGCAATCTTCGCAACAGACGGTTTCTTTTCCACCGAGACATGATTCTTCGCGGCGGCATTTGCACCGGTGCGGTCAAGATAGTTCTTGACTTCCTGTGCGTTGACCAGTTGATATGCGACCACTTTGCGACCGTCTTTCACGGAACGGATAATCGCATTCGCTTCGGTTTTGCAGTGCCAGATGTAGGTCGAGATTCGGTACATATAGATTTCTTTACCGAGCATCGAATCAATCTGTTCGATTGTCATTGCATCACCAGATGAAAGTGCAAGCAACAGTTTTTGGAACGGTTTCAGTTTTTTGGATGGACCACGGGCCATAGATATACTCCTTTTTCAATTGTAAACATATTCTAACAGAAGTTGGTACGGAAGTAAAGCAATACTCAGGCAAAGTACCAAGTTTGCCTGAGTATAATTCGGGTATGATTGTTTATTCTGCAACACCACCATGTTTTAGAATGATTTCCAGAACGACTTCGACAGGAACCCAACCGTAGAAATCTTCTTCTTCGTATCGGTATTCATTGAGTAGTGGTTCGGGTTCACTCGGGTATCCCACTTCAACAGAGGTATACCAATCACAGTTGATTTTCGGTGTGCAGTAGTGCATTTCACTTGCCTGCACCGACATTTCAAAACCGTCTTTGCATAGAATTGGTAATGCAGGTTCACGAATTTCGATAGGTCCCATGTGATGTACGGTACCTGAGCAGATTCGTTTCATGAGTTCGTTGTAGGTCATGCGGCCTCAATCATGTTCATAGGAACATTCCACTGGCGCCAGTTGACTTCGACAACGAAGCGTTTGCGATTGATTTTCACGATTTTGCCGTATTCGTATTGACCCGAGCGGCCTTTGAATTTCACATTATCGTTGATTTTGAATTCTTTTCGGTTTTGTTGACCGACTTTACCGCGAGCAAATCGAACCGCTTCGATAATGCGATTGATTTCTTCGGCTTTCAGTTCAGCAGAGACCAGATAAGCAATGACTTCATTGACATTCATTATAAAACTCCCGTTAGAAAGTATTCAGAGCAGGTTGATACAGACCAATCAGTTCGCGCTCGCGCTGGTGTGCATTTTTACGACCACGAACAACTTCTAAAACACGGTAGACAATTGCATCGACATTCGCTTCACGCATATATTGATACAACTTCCATTCTTTGTTTTCGCGAATTGCCCGCGACATATGTTTTTGAATACGGACTTTGACGGCGCGATTCACTGCGCGGCCACTAACAACAGTCAGACCGATATAGGTGAGACCGTCAGGAAACTCTAATTCATAAAGCGCATGATTACGGTCGTTACGCCGCTTTCGCATATCCGCACTCCACTGCATATTCGTGAAGATTACGATACTGTGCCCAAATCAACTCTTCGTACATCGCATCGATTCGTTGTTCTCGCGCTTCTTGCGCCAGCAATTGCAACTCTTGATTTACTTGGTCAATATCCATAATCACCTCTCACTCACAGTACCAATATAAAGGTTTTGGGTACTGGTGTCAACAGCTATTTTTACCAATAAAATCAATGACTTATGCGAATTAACCTTTCAGTAATTGAGAACCGCTGTCATTTTTCTCTGAAATCAACTGATTCAGTTCTGCTCTCAATGCGGCGCGGTCAGTGGTACACTTCTCAATCAATCTGTCAAGTTCGGCAATGCGATTGACCAAATATTCTTGCATATTATTTTGATTCATGTTTGCGTTTCTCCTGTCGGACAAATCGGAATTTTCCTTTGTCCTTTTTCTTTTTGAATTCTTGTTTGTCATCCGATTCGAAATTGTCTCGGAATTTTTTCTTGATTTTCTGAAAATTGTTTTCGCTCGAAAACATATCAATACCTACCTGATATTATCTGCAACACCCAAACTGACAAGTTCTTCCGGCGTCAACCAAACATCTGATTCTGGCAGAAGTTTTTTCTTCACCGATTTGGCATCCATGCCTGTGTTTTCGCACAACAGTCGAACCATTTTATCATTCGACATATCCATAGACTTTACATTTGATTTCAAGTCATGGTGTTTGCCTTCGATAGTTGAACTATATTGATGGCACATTATTTCCGTGTTACGAAAAACAGTTCGATAGCCCGGTTCACCTGACGAGAAAATCAAAAATCCTGCGGAACAAATCGAACCGAGTCCGACAGTTCTCACAGGAATTCTGGTAGTTTTCATCATGTCTATCAGCGCGAATGCTTGACACAAGTCGCCGCCAATTGAATTGACGTAGAGTGTTAGATAAGCAACTTTTCCGGGCTTTGCATTTGAATACAAAATCCATTTGATTGCTTTTCCGATGTTGTCTTCATCGATTTCGCCGGTGAGATAATGAACATTACTATTCAGAAGAGTAATGTCAATCAAGTCATCCGCTGTTGATGTATTATTGTCTGGAGTTTTCATTTGATTCATTGACTTACGATTTTAATTCCGGGACCTAAAATTTCTTCTTTGTACGATTTTGTATTCCAAGGGAATCCGTTTGGATACTTTTGTTGCATCACCGCATTGCCTTGTTCGAAAAATTCCTTGGTCACAGAGTTTGGATTTCCATCCAAACGGTAACACAGAGAATATTTATTGGTGCAGGCAACTTTCGGGAAATACTGTTTCAGCGCATTCAGGAATTGCCTGTCAGCACCCCACTGGCCGTACCATGCATGGCCAATAGCGACAGCAACAGAACGCTTGACTGCAAAGCAAGAGGTGTCAACATGGTGAACCGCATCATTGAAAAATACAGGCCACTGACCCAAAGATTCACAGTTGTCTTCACAAACAAATTCTCCGTCTTTATTGTAGATTTTTCTTAACGAATAAGCCCAATCGTTTCCTTGCTTGATAGCATCAACAATGTCTTGTAAATGATTCGGTTCAATCCAGTTATCTTCATCCAAATAACAGATGATGTCTGCATTGACCAAAAAGGAACAGGCGGCATAGACTCGGTGCCCATACCATCCTTTTCCTATGTTTTCTTGCATTCTGATTGTCTTGACCGGAGACTCTTCATCAAACTCAACATGAACATCCTGACCATCCAAAAACAGATAGTGTGTGAGGTTTTTGTATGTTTGATTCTGCACTGATTCCATGCACTTCGAAACATACTTCGAACCGATTGTTGGTGTTACTACTGCGACTTTCATTGTGCTTCGGTTGGAATATTAATTCCGGGAAATGCTTCGGCAACAAGCTTCGGTGTCAGATACTTGACATCTAAATCACTTTTGATTGCGCGAACAAGCAAAGCGGCTTCGTCTTTGTGCAACGCCTCAAGAATGCCTGTGAGAAGCGCACGCTTCTTTTCAGGTTTCAATTTCGGGTCACTCTTCGGATGATTGGACATGAATCGATGCATCTTCGGCACTTCGTTGTGCAGATAAGTGTAATTCAGTCCTGCGGGTTCGGGTGCAGGTCGATAGGTACTGACCTCGACATCCCATTTGACATTCGGGTTCATTGCGTACACCAAGAATTCTTGGAATCTTGGGTGTCCGTATTTCTTCAACACCGAGATTTTTTCGGCGCGTGTTGGTGCTTGTTCAAACTCTTCAAAAATTTCAGAATATAGTCTGTCGGTTTTCATTAAAATTCATCCAGTACATTAATAAGATTCGTGAGTCGGTGTTTAATCATGTAGTTCATGAAAGATTGCTTCGACTTACCTTCAGCATTCTCATAAGTATTTAGTATCTGGTTTACCAGACTCTCCGGAATCTTGGTCAGGTCAATCAACAGTTCGTTCCGATTGAACCGCACCAACATTTCTTCGGTGCAGAAGTCTTTCGGTGGTTGATTCAACCAGTTAATCAGTTTCGCCTCGGTAATCGGTTTCTGCCGACCACCAGAGACAAAGACATCATCAGGAGAAAGAATGTTCGGAATACCGTCACCTTTGTCGCCACGGATAATCAGTTGTTTCAGTTGCACATACGGAAACGGTTCTTTAATCGCCTTTTTCAGAATCGGTGAAAACTGTTCGACATTGGGAAACTTCTGCAATTGGGCAAAGTCCTTGTCACTCGACAGAATCATCACTTTCTGTGTTGATGAATATTTCTGCACCAGTACGGCGATAATATCATCCGCCTCACAGGTAGGAACTTCAATCACTTTGTACGGGGAATGCTCTCGCAATTCATCGCGGATTTTATTCAACACTTCAAAGATAGAATTCCAGTCGTGACCGGATTGTTCTCGCGATTTCTTGCGGCCTGCTTTGTAGTGCGGAAACAATTCACGGCGCCAGTAACTCTTGTTGTCACAGGCGATAATCACTTCCGGTCCGTATGTTCCGCGAAACTTTTTCACATAGGTCCGAATCGTATTCAGAATCATGTGTCGAACCAACGATTCATCCACAGCATTCTGTGATGAACCGATTTGTTCCATCAGGTTGGAGATTGCCACCTGATTGTAATCAAAAATAATAATGGTAGTTCTCCTTAATTTTTCACTTCGCGACTCGCAACAGAATCGTATCTTTGTTGATTCGACCGGTCAACGGTGATTCAACTGCGCGAATGTTCGACAACAGATTTCGCAAAACCACTTTACCGCCACCCAACACTTCTTTCAACACAACATCAGGTTTGCGGAGTTTCTTCTGTACGGATTTCGATTCAGTATAGTTCAACAAGGTCGAACCTTTCACTGCGAGACCCAGTGCGTTATCTGCGATATAGCAACCGAGTTTCTTGGTCTTGACATTGTAAACCCAAAGCGACATCGCACCAATGACCTGTGTCGGTTCGATTGAGGTGTACGATTCGTGTTTGTTCAGATAGTTGAGTTTCGCAACGACTTGTTCAGGCGACTTCGCTTTGCGTTTACGCGGTTTGCGAGTCTTGACGGAATCACCGGCGATTTTCAGAGCATCGGTGATGATTTGGTCACAGTATGCGACCAGTTTTTTCAGTTGCGATTTATTGAAATTACGATAACCTTCTTTCAGTTCAGGGTCATTCGTCTCTAACACTTCCGCATATTCACTGCGGCGCGGTTTGAAGATTTCGACAATGCGATTGGCGTGCATACCTTTTGCTTTGTCTTGCATGATAGCATACGGCGAAGGTGCGCGTTTGAAGTCAGAATCGATGTAATCGTCAATGGCACCTTCAAGTTCGCCTGCGATTTCGTTGACTTTTTCTGCCATGCGTTGTTGGATGTTCGGCGCATTTTTGACCGGTGCATCCACAGTCTCGACAACTTTGCGTTGTTTCGATTTCTTAATCAATTCTTCTGTGGTCGATTTGAACCAAGCCTGATTTTGCTCAGGTAAGGCACCACCGTTTTGTACGATTCGACAACAGAAACCGAAAGTCAGATATGAATCCGTAATCACAGGAGAAATATTGACTTTGTGTTTCTTTTTGAAGTAATCAGAAGCATACTTCAAGGAATCTTTCTCGGCTTTGTTCTGATTGTACCAGTTCAATGCCTTGACAAGTTCAATTTTGGACAATTCACCGGCGAACTTGGGTTCTTGACCGGTGAAGATTGCAGTTGTGTTTGTCGCACGACTCATAATAAGCTCCGATTTTCACTATTTACTGGACCAGCCTAACACACTAAACAGGTAATGTCAAGCGGTCAGGCCGCCAGTAACCTACTGGTTTTCGGTACTCTTGCCAATAAGAATTCCATCTGGTCGGCAAGAATCTTGCGGTTTTTCAGAATCATCTTTTCGAAGATGTTCGGTACATATGGAACATATAGAAGTTGCATATTTGCTTGTTCCAAAGTCTTGCTACCTTTTCTTTGGTTGCACTTCTTACAAGCAGTGACGCAGTTTGTCCATGTGTTCTTTCCGCCTTTACTCTTTGGATGAATGTGGTCGATGGTCAATTGCTTTACATCGAATTGTTCACCACAGTATGCGCAAAGGTGTTTGTCGCGGCCGTACAGGATGTGTCTTTCTGCTAGAACAGATTCTTTTGAGTGGAATTTATCAGCAAGAAGAGGACCGGTTACACCAAGAATTGATGCAACTTGCAAACGACTTTGCTCGCCGGTAACTGCTGAGATACCACCATTCAGTTGTTTAACTGTTGTTCCGATTTCCCACAGTACCTTACCTCGAGCGTAGTAACAAGCCGCCTCTTCGTAACTGACCCATTCCTTTGGATTTCCAGAACTGTCGGTAATTAATACTAGGGACATAAAATTTTACTCTCGCCTTTTTGGGGGATATTCTGTGTTTTCTTCATTTGGTTGCGGAGAATCTTTTGATTCTTCGACTTTGTTTTTGCGGAAAATTTTGTCGTAATTATCCTCGTACTGCTTTGTTGAGGACTTCGACACAATGCTCGCGCCTGTGATGTCGTTTTTCGCTGCCATTATATATCCTGAAATTGATTATTTGGGTAAACTCCCCCGCGGACGGGGGAGTATCATTACTTAGAATGAATAAGACGCGAACACGGTTGTTCCGTAATACTCACCGGTGTCGAATTGCGAACCGACACCAACCGCCAAGTTTCCGAGTACCTTGCGTTCCGCAGATGCATTTGCGAAAACATCACGGCCTTCAACTTTGACAGCAGAACCATCGAAGCGCCATTTGTCGCCTTGATATACAAGACCGGCACTTACACTGTCACGGTCATCAACATCACTGACGAATGAACGAGCAACATCAGCCTTGAAGTTCACTTTGTCAGAAAGTGGAACTTGCACACCAACAGATGCGGTCCATTGTGAATCCGCGAAGTCGGTGTTTTGTGCGCGGGCATAATCGGCGCCAGCGAACAGGGTGACATTACCCAGTGTACCAAGGTCTTTCTCTACACCAGCAGACCAAACTCCTTCAGCGTAAGAAACAGCGGGGAAGCTGTAACCTGCGACCAAACGGTCTTCCGCGTTAGCGGCAGAAGCAAATAGAGCAATGGCGGCGAAGGTTGCGATAAAAAGATTTTTCATTATTACTATCCTCTTGTTGATTAACATTTCACATTACACATAATAAATCTGGTGCCCAAGGTGGGATTCGAACCCACAAAATTCTGATTTTGAGTCAGACACGTATACCGTTCCATCACTCGGGCAAAACTGGTTTATGATTTCTCATAATTACATAAATTTTTTATGCAAAATCGAAGTTTTGTAAACTCGACTTGCATTTATTTATTTGGTGGTTCCTAGTAGGATCGAACTACTGACCTCCTCCATGTCAAGGAGATGCTCTACCGCTGAGCTAAGGAACCAAAAATTCTCTCCGTGTATATCTTTTCAAGGTCTTTGATTAACTGTTTTTCAAACTCGGATACATTTGCTAAATCTACTGGGTCAGATATCTTGACACTATATTCAACTTCGACAGCAGGAGTGCAAGGACTCTGAAAAACTTTTGTGACCTCTATCATAATAACCTTCTTGGTGCTCTCGAAAGGAATCGAACCTTTATCCGTTGATTACGAAACAACCGTTCTACCATTTAACTACGAGAGCAAATGTTGGTGCTCGATGACGGGTTCGAACCGCCGACCCTCTCCGTGTAAAGGAGACGCTCTACCGCTGAGCTAATCGAGCATGGATTTCTTGTAACTCTGTTATCGCGGAAAATGCTTGAAAACTAAATCCGTCTTTCGACTCAGCGTGATTGTAAGTCAGCAAGTTCTCAAACACTACTTGCGCCTGTGGGTCACCCCAATGTAGTCGAATTATACTAACAGTTCTTGGGTACTCATAATGAAGAAATTCAAGTAATTCTGTTGCTCTTTCTGGTATACTCTTCATCATAATTCCCCTTATGATTTTTTGGAGTTGAGAATGGGAATTGAACCCATGTAGTTGGTTTTGCAGACCAACGCCTAACCACTCGGCCACCTCAACATATTTATGGCGCGCCCGGAAGGATTCGAACCCTCAACCTAGGGAGTAGAAGTCCCTTGCTCTGTCCAGTTGAGCTACGAGCGCATTGTTCTGGTGCTTCGAGCCGGAATCGAACCGGCGACACCTAGATTTTCAGTCTAGTGCTCTACCAACTGAGCTACCGAAGCGAAATCATTCTTTCTTGCCGCCATCATCGCCACGCCGTTGGTCTGGCCAATCCTTCCGACAGCATAGTGTTGTTTACATTCTCATTGAGTATGAACAACTCACCCAAGTAGTATCCCCACTTGCTGGGTTTCGTTGTGGTCAAAGCTACATCTTTATCGAGCACCAACTCTTTCAGTCGGTCTTTGGCTTTGTCGTATCCCTCTTGACCGCGCTCGGGAGTGTCAATACGTGCCAGACGAATTCGTTGTTTGGAATATATCTTGAATCCCAAATCAACTAATACATCAACGGTATCACCGTCAACAACATTGTAAACCTTTGCTTGATATGTGTACATATATTTCCTTGTTGGTGCGCCTACTAGGATTCGAACCTAGGACCTAAGGATTATGAGTCCCTTGCTCTACCGCTAAGCTATAGGCACTTACTTGGCGTAATCCAAATCGTAAATCTCACTTGTCAATTTTACGATTTCATCAATCAATTGGTCCTCACTGACTTCTTGCGTTGTCGTGTCCAGACTTTCTTGTTCTAGTTTATCTTTTTCTTTCATATAGTGCGGTAATTGTTTGGCGGAAAGTATGGGATTCGAACCCATGACCCGTATTTCTACAGATAACACCTTAGCAGGGTGCCGACATAATCCAACTCGTCCAACTTTCCTTTATTTATGGTGCGAGTGGAGAGACTTGAACTCTCAGAACCCAAAGTTTAAGAATGGTATGTATGCCGATTCCATCACACTCGCATTGTTTGGTGGCTAGAACAGGATTCGAACCTGTGACATTCTCCGTATGAAAGAGACGCAACTACCAACTGTGCTATCTAGCCGTGTTTGGGGTGAATATCGGGAGTCGAACCCGAACCGATGCATTCACAGTGCATTGCTCTACCATTGAGCTATAATCACCACTGTTTAGGTGAGTAGAGTTGGACATGAACCAACAACGCAGTCGCGAACTGGCATTTTACTTGAAACTATCTACTCATTGTTTGGCAGAGGTGGTAGGATTCGAACCTACGATTGCAAGAATCAAAGTCTTGTGCCTTAACCAACTTGGCGACACCCCTATAAATTGTTTGAGCAAATGCAATGGGATTCGAACCCAATCCGCCGCGCTTTTCATCACTTCATCAGGAATTGCCATTCCGTCAACTTTGACTACTAGGCGCAGAGTGCATCCATACACCATACAACCAGTCACTTTGGAGTGGCAACTCCGCCGCGACTGTCTCAAATTGGCGGACTATACAGGATTCGAACCTGTGACCGACGGATTAACAGTCCGTTGCACTACCGCTGTGCTAATAGTCCATGATTTGGTGGAACGAGTGGGAGTCGAACCCACGACCTTCAGATTAAAAGTCTGTTGCTACTACCAGCTGAGCTACCGTTCCGAAAAATTAATCGAGATAGGTGACCACGCAGTCACCTGTTACTTGAACAAGGTCATTCGTCTTGTTATCGCGCAAATTGTAACCATCTGAATCGGCCGTTTCCATCAATTTGCCTGTCGAAACGCCGTCATAAATCAGTTTGCCGCCAGAGTAACATTGCACACGCGCAGGCGAACCATAGTTAGTTAGCTTGCTTCGAGCGGCATCTGTACAAGCAGTCAAAGAAAGTGCCGCGACAACCAGAATTACAAAACGCTTATTCATTTATATCTCCTTTGTTGAAATTGGCGGTCCGTATGGGTTTCGAACCCATCTATGTCCTGCGCGACAGGCAGGCATCCACACCAAGCAGACTCACGGACCATTGTAAAATTATCCAGAGTGGAATCCAACCACTACACCAGCATTTGTTTGCCTACTCCACTTTCGCGTCTCGGACTTCTGGCGCACTTGCAAGCGCACTGGATAAACTGGTTGCTTCGACAAGAATCGAACTTGTGTCTTACGGTTATCAGCCGTGTGCTCTACCGTTGAGCTACGAAGCAATAATTTGGCGGAAGAAGTGGGATTTGAACCCACGGACCTTTTTAGGGGCCGACAGTTTTCAAGACTGTTCCAATAAACCGGACTCTGGCACTCTTCCAAATTTTGGCACGCTCGGAGAGATTTGAACTCCCAACCTATAAGTTCGTAGCCTATTGCTCTGTCCAGTTGAGCTACGAGCGCATTGTTTTCAAGATGAATATTTTTCCTGTATTTCTTTCGAGAGTTCTATGAGATACAGAATCTTTCCATACTGTATTCCAGTATTCTTTACAGTATCTACATTCACAGACCATAAGATTGTGAATCTTATCTACAGTCATACAAACCTCTAATTGGTGCTCTGAGCAAGGTTCGAACTTGCGGTCTCTTCCTTACCAAGGAAGTGCCTTACCACTTGGCCATCAGAGCGAATTTGGTACACCATAGGGGAATCGAACCCCTATTTCAAGATTGAAAGTCTTGCGTCCTCACCGTTAGACGAATGGTGCATAAATTGGTGAGAAGTTGTGGAATCGAACCACTCCCCGAAGGCGCAGTTTTACAGACTGCCCGCTGAAACCATCAGCTTTAACTTCCCTTACACATAATTGAACACACTATTCGGAATCGAACCTCTCAACTCTAAAGTTGTGCGATAACTCGTCAGTTACACCAGCATAATGCATTCAATTATAAGTGCTGTGTTTTTGTAAGGAACACAGCAAACCTCATACCACCTCTCGGCGGGAATTGCTACCATTGCGGATAGCGGTGCGGCTGATTCGACAACCGCGGTGTTCACGAAGCATTGTTTGCGCTTCGTTATTCATTGATTAACAGTATAAACACTTTATGTTTACCTGTCAAGCGATTTGTTTACGATTACCAAATAAAAAACCCTTGAATTTAATCCAAGGGTTCTAAGTGTGCCAAAAATCGTATTAGATTTTCTTACCTTAAAACCCCGTTATAGTCCTGTGGTTTCTCGCCATCAATTCTATAGCCAAAGCTGACCATCACCGAATTCATGATTCGTGTGTGATTGCGTGATTGGCAGGAGAATAAATTGGTGTTCATAGATTTATTTATAATACTTTGAGTTGAAAAACGAAAATAAAAAATTGTTTATGTTACTTTAATTGGTTGCGCAGGATGGATTCGAACCACCGACCTCCAGCTTATGAGACTGACAATCTGCCACTGATATACCGCGCATTAAATTTGGAGCAGGTGAAGAGATTCGAACTCTCGACATCTTCGTTGGCAACGAAGAACTCTACCGCTGAGTTACACCTGCATTAAATTGTTCGGTTGACGCATCGCGTGTGCATTACCGAAATAAAAGCAGTTTAGTAAAGTCACCAATATTCGCGTCTTGGCTACTGCTCTCTTTAATTGGTCGGGATACTAGGATTCGAACCTAGGACATCTTGCTCCCAAAGCAAGTGCTCTGCCAGACTGAGCTACACCCCGTTGTAATTTTGCATTGTTAGGCACCCATTTCAAATGAAGTTCTTGTCTCCATCCTCCACGCCGTGTACTCCTCGCGAATGCCGCGGTGCATTTTTATTGGCGGGCAGTGTAGGACTCGAACCTACAACCGCTGGTTTTGGAGACCAGAACTCTGCCAATTGAGCTAACTACCCTTAGTCAGATAACAAATAATGGTACGACTGGAGAGAGTCGAACTCTCACGCCGAAGCACTGGAACCTAAATCCAGAGTGTCTGCCAATTCCACCACAGTCGCATTGTTTGGTGGATCCTGTCGGGTTCGAACCGACCACCTGAAGCTTGCAAAGCTACTGCTCTCCCAAATGAGCTAAGGACCCAAATTTGGTGCTGTCTGTGGGAATCGAACTCACGACATCCTGATTACAAAACAGGTGCTCTACCAACTGAGCTAAGACAGCGCGATTTGGAGCGGGATACAGGATTCGAACCTGCGACAGGAAGTTTGGAAAACTTCTACTCTACCAACTGAGTTAATCCCGCGAAAGTTTATAAAGTAATGTTCCATCGTCTAGTGCCAAGAACATTGTTTTATAATCTCTACTATTTATAAGAGATAGAAGGTTGAGATTACACCTTTCTGTGTCAATGCATTCGTGCGGATTATTTCTCGTTGCAGAGTATTCCCGACTTATCCACTAATCCCCATCTTTCGACAGCAGACTAGTTCATCAACATGGCAGCCTTGATTAAAGTGGTGGCGATTCCACTGTCATAGTAAGCTATTCAACGGTTCTCATTCAGTCTGCCTTGCGAGCAGTTAAGGGTTCGACCCCATACTTGCAGTTTCCCATCAACACCACTTCACCTTGCGAGTTTTGCAGTGACTTCATTCATCCGAAGATGTGAAGCATTATGCCATTTTCACTTACTACCGAGCCTGACTTTGCGTTAGATTCTTAGATTGGAATTGAACCAATAATCGACTGTCCCAAATACAGTTGCCTTACCATTCGGCTACAAAGTTACGCCACTAAAGTCGAGCAGGCTCGTAGTTCCATTACCTTTTGAGTGACAGAATACTACCCGACTTCCTCTTGCTTTTCGTCCGCTAAGACTACATTTTCGCAAGCACATTTCGCGATTTCTCTCGAAACCTCTCATGTTGCACTTCCGCCCTTGCCCGCTAAGGTTCGAACTTGAAGCACTACCGATTCACCATCGTTGCGACTGTTGGATTGTGAACTATCTAACTCCCGTTAGATTCTACACTCACCGAGCGGCTCTGTGCAGGTTTCATTCACCAGTCGTTCTCAACTTAGTTCCATGGAAGCATGAAACTGAAGCATCGCCTCATGGCGTGTCGGCTTGTATAGTGAAACCATTTTCATGGTGAACAACCTTTGTGGCTATTGTTCTTTCAGCACATCACTGTACCTTATTTCTGACAGATGAATCTTTCGCTTCACCTGTTGCTATACCATACATTCAATGAATGTTTCATCGAAGAGCAACTTCGAATCATCAGTGGTAATGTGATTATAGTATCACAACTTTTTTCTTATTGAGGCAAATGTGGTGCGGGCTAATCACCTTATACAAATGATTTAATCTCGCATCAAACCCCCGCACAGCCGATGCAAAGTTTGTTGACCGTTCATCGCACACACCAACAAACAAGTGTGTACAATGGTCTCTAAGAAAGTGATTCATCGCGCCTTGACTGGGTTAACACTCACATCACCCAATTTGTAGTGAGTGTGTTGAGACCGACACTTTCATCGAAACATTTCTAAAAATAAAACCGCACTTTTCGGTTCCTTTCACAGTAAGGGTGACCTTGGACTCTTTGCGAGTCTACCTTTCGGGAGCAGCGGTCTCTCAATCATTCAGTGTGGACAAGTATATAGGTCTTTTTTCTACTTGTCAACCCGCATTTCGGTAATTATTCAGTAATTATTCACAAATAAAAACATTTGTTACCGAGGCGATTCGGAACGAGCGCCAACCTTCCATTTCAAGGTCGAATACGCGAACAAGTTCTTGCGACTCTTTTGCAGGTTTACTTGGCATCAATTCAGCAGGAATCTCCTGTTGATTCAGCGTACAAATCATCGCACGCTCGGTGCCGTCTGCCTTTGTGAAATGCACATTCAAAACATGATTGCGCAGTGCATCTTGCCACTCTTTAACTGTTTTCAGTTTTTCCAGCATCTTGCAGTCCTTCTTTCTTCATTTCATTGTAGTTAATGATAAAGTATTCCAAAAACTTTTTGCGGTGATTTTCCAGAAACTTTTCTGTTTCTGCCGTTTTGCGCAACAGGAATCCGAACATATTCAATCCGGCAAGACCTCGCGCATAGGTAATCGGGTCGGAGAAAATTGCCTCGAAATTATCCGTTTCGACCAGTTCGCCGTTCTTAGGTGTAAAGAACACCACATGATATTTAGAACCCGCTTCGGATTGTTCGATTGATTCGTGATGGTCACCTTTGACACGGAAACCTTCAATGCTCATACCACTGGCAAATACTTTTTCGTTTTCGTCTTTTTCCATAAGTGGAACCAGCAGAATACCATCCATATTTTCCATTATTTGCGTCCTATGTTAAGTGCCTGTTCTGGTGTATCTATGTATTGATACGCCGCCTTGTTGAACGGAATCGAAATGCGTTTCGACTTCGCCACGATTTCCTTTTGCGTCTCTGGTGATTCTTTCATCAGTACGCTCGGTTCCATCATACTGTTCCGCGCACCCACGAATTGACTGTTCGTTTCCAAAGAAGGAATGTGCGAATGGTCTGGTGCCCGATATTTCTGTAATTTTGCAATCTTGATATCGCTTCGAACAGGTTTGCCGAAAAGACTTGTCGGTGCAGTGGACGGAATCGCCACAGGTTTCACCTTGCGTTTTTTCTTTTTGTTCGTTGCACGACAATAGACAATCATCAGATTAGATTCATTCCGGTATCACGGGTGCAAACAGAAAAATGCACACGGAAATTGTCAAGGTCGTCATTGATTTTGTAATAGGTCACATAGAATCCACCAGAACCCAATGTGCGACCATGCAGTCCAGAAACGCCGGTCATGAGTTTAATCACCTTGTCTTTCAAGTCCTGTTCTTTAGGAATTCCACCGACATCAGGCCATTTCCAGTCCAATGATTCCATGACAGAAAGTACGAGAGACCAATTGTAGGTCTCCATGATGTGTTGAATGTGGTCGTCTAACGCTCTCATAGGATTTTATCCGCCAGTTGTGCGACCAAAGTCCGCATTTCAGGAGTCACTTCAGCACCGTCACGGATTTGCCAGTAAACTTTTTCGGCCAGTTCCTGCACATTTTCTTCGGGGTACTTACTTACTTTCCAATCACGAAGTTCCAGTTCTTCAATCAGGTCATCCGTGCTGAGAGAATCGATTTCGACTTCAGCATATCGAGAAGCCAATAAGACTTCAACTATTCTAGACATTTTCCAACTCCTGTAAATATTCTTTGACGCTATCTGCAACGCCCAAGTTCTGTGCATTCTTTCTTAACCGGTCATACTGGATTTTCCAGACATGATATCGGTCAAGTTCATCAGGTACATCGCAACTCTTGGTTACGATAGGAATGGATTGGATAATCACCATAAATCACCTCTTAAAATCGCGACACCGCTAATTATATGCGTTCTTACAGACTAAAGAGGCAATCACCAGCCTCTTTCGGATAGGTCGTACCCCAATCCATCAGATTTTGAATATCTTCTTCGTTAGTGTTGCCGTATTCGAATGCACCGATGTAGTACTTGATACCTTCGTATTTGTCATTCACTTTGACAATACCGACATTTGTGTGACCGCAGAACCAACGAACATCAATAAATTCCATTTTTAATCTCCTGATTTAGTACTCGCTTTCACCCGAAATATCCGCAAGACCGATACCCGCATCAAGTTCATCATCACCGTAGTAATAATCACTTTCGGGAACATATTCTGCTTCAGCTTCGACCCAACCAACCGGAATACCCAGTTGTATCGAGATTTCTTCATGACTCAAACCTTGCGCCAGAAGCTGTTGCACTTCAATACTCAAATCACTCATTCGACTCATTTTACACCTCCTACAAACTATTATAACATCATTTTGTCTATGCGGTAAACCAGATTTCTAAATTCTTTTCCTGTCATTGCCTCTCGTTTGTATCCGCAGACTTTGATGAAATTTTCTATTTCCAGTGCGCGTCCTTGTTCACATCGCAGAAGCGCACGAATCAACATCAGGATTTCACTAGGTGGTTCGTAAATCATTGGTTCTCTGCAATCCATTCCTTACATTGACGCATCGAACAAGCGCAGTGCAGAACCGCGGCGCCCATTTCCAAATCATTGTCGCGAATGATGTGCCACTGACCGGCATCATCTTCGACCACATAGTAAGTATAGTTCATGGAAATCTCCTTTTCTACACCATTATTATCACACATACCTAGACCTAGGTCAAGCAATGGAATCAATAACTTACAGACAATAAAAAGGGTATATAAATCAGAGACTTATATACCCTTATATTTCATCTATTTACTTGACTTTTTTACTTATTACCCATCGGGATTTGCAAGATTTGACCTTTGCCATCACCGATAATCAAAGTATCAGGATACTTACCGTTCCACTTTTCTGCAACAGTCAGTTCAACCAGATTCGGATTGTTTCGCAGTGCTTCACCACGAATCGCAATCGATTTCGCTTCTGCTTCTGCCCGCAACAGTTGAGCATCGGCAACACCTCGCGCTTCTTCTCGCGCTTTGTCTGCTTCTGCTTTTGCTTGCGCCACTTCGTTTTCGCGTTGTTGTGCCTTTTGCGTTGCTTCAATCTTCGCGTTCAGTGCCGCTTGAACACCTTTCGGCAAGCGCATCGAATTAATCCAGTAGATTTTCTCGATTCGAATACCAAACGGTTCGACTTGTGCCTTCACTCGTTGAGTTGCGCGTTCCATCAGTGCCGCTTTGCCGACACCGTAGATTTCTTCAACAGTCATGGTCGATGTTTCGGTGTTCAGTGCATCGCGAACATAATTTCGCAGAACAGTATCGGTAATTTCATCAACACCTTTTCGGTATTTTTGAAACAAAACCGTCACTTTGCTTGGATCCACATTATATGCGATACCGACATCAGCAGAAATTTCTAGACCTTGTTTGTCTTGAAACGACAGTGATTCATCCACGATTTCCGGCGGGTCTTGTCTTCCGTCACCGTTATCATCAACCCACTCGCGAGTCCAAGTGTAGTTTTGTGTAAAGGTCGGATACAGATACAGTTCTTGTTGCCAACCGATGAAATGGCGACCAACGCCTCGGGCAACCGTATCGACACCTTTTTCACCACCCAACAGATAAACATGAACACCTACATTACCTGCCGGCACCTTTTTGTACGACACAATTCCCCAGAATACAAAGCAGACCGCGAAGAATGCCAGTACATATCCGAGAATTTTCTTAGTATTAAAACCTTCCATCATTTTTTTCCTTTTCGTCAGATAACAGTTCAAAAATATACTTAAACAACATTGCAAAACCCGCGAGAATCAAAAATACCCCTGCCACAACCGCGACAGTGCTCTTAGCGGAAATCAGAGCGGGTACTGCCAAAAAGTAGAGCGCGAACAAAAGTATCACACCTACCACATATTTCACCACATCAAACAGTTTCACTTTTTTCTCCTTTGTCTTTTCGTTTATCCCAAGTAATGGTTGCCCAAGTACCCAAGAATGCACCAATCATCGCCGCGGTGATGAATCGTTTGTCACTCACGAAACTCACGGTTGCAAAACTACCACAAAGAATAATCAACGCACTCCAAACACCGGCGGATGTGGCATTTTTGTTTGCCGTTTCCATAAAGTATTTGGTCCAACAGATGTCTGCCAGCGTCAACGCCAGAATGACAAGAATGTAAGTTGTCCAGAAACTCATTTGTATCTCCTAGTTAAATTACGCATACCATAACACAAATCCGTTGCTTTGTGTGCAACGGATTTATTATTTGCCTGAATTTATTAACAGCCGTCTTTACCGCACCACACTTCTTCAAGCACAGCTTTCAGACCGCGTTCATTGACATCATCGGCGGCATTTACGCCTGTGTAAATCAGACCAATGAAACCAAGACCCATCATCAGAAATACAAACAGAATGATGCCCATCGCAAGGCGCCAGACGAAATTGAATCTGCGCTCGGATTTTTGAAATTCTTTGTCGAAATTGTACATTTTAGTCCTCAATTTTAATTAAAAGAAATGTTGTTACCACAGAATACATAATCGCGGACAAAATCCAGTGTGTTTCGACCGGTTTAATATATACGACCGCTAGCGTATTCAGAACTGCCATCGTGCAGGTGAGACAGGCAAAGATTGCCTTGATTCGATTAAAATTCATTTTACGACCTCATAGGGTTTGCTCCACTTACCGATATTCACATCGACATAGTAGGCGGTATTGAAATAGTCAGTTTGAATGTCACTTTTGTCGTACCAATCGGCACTGTACATTTGTTCCATGACATCTTTCAAGAATTGTTTCGCGACACCATCAAAGTGTTCGTGATACCAGTAGGGATTTACATCGAGATATTTCTTTTCCCGAACATATCGCGCACGCTCGGGGTGGTCGGCGTATTGATGTTTACACGCTTTCAGATGATTCTCGACAAAATCGATAGGACCTGATTTGATGTTCAGAACAATGGTCGAATGATGTCGAACCGCGAGCGTACCTTTGACGCCGTACTTTTTCAAAACGGGTTTCAGATTTGCGGCGATTTTCGCCTTTTTCACCTGATTCATGTATGCCATGTTTTCTCCTTAACCGTTGTTATCTTTGACCTGAAGGACATTTTCGTGTTCAAGAATCACTCGTTCACGAAGATTTCCGTAAATATTCTTGGGTTCATCCAGAACAATCGTATGGACTACTCGACCGCCGTATGCGACCCGACTCAAAACGACAACACCTTCAACTTCGTGTTCACCTAAGTAAACACCACAAATTCGCATTCCTTCAAGATTCCACATCAGGAAAACTCCTCTATCAGTTCAAGGACAGTATAAACTAAAAACCGTTCGAAATCAACCATCCGAACGGTTTTATTTTTCAGAAGGAAATCAACAACTTACGGTTCCTTCATCAGTTCACGAATTTCATCACTGTAATGCACCATTGGGTCTTTGAACCAGAACACTGACTTGTGATGTTTGTTGAAATTCGACCGTGGTGCCAGTTCTGACAGTAATTCAATTCGTTTGCTACAACCTTCAAAAGAATTATCTCCGACTCGGGAAATCCGGTCGATGATTTCGTTGATTTGCGCACCTGTCTTCAATGATGCTCGAATCGAATTGAGTGACCACAGAATCGAAAAAACAATAACGGCTAAAATCAAAATTTTCATGTTATGCCACCTTCCTTTTGTTGTTCACTTTTTTGTTCGCCTTGATAGAGACTTTCGTCACTTTCTTTTCCTGCAATGCACGGATTTTCTCCTGCATTTTTTCGATTCGCGCTTGTACTTTGGCGGCGCGTTCTTGCGCTTTCTTTTCCTTTGCGATTCGTTTTTGTTCGCGAGCTTCTTCGCGTTTTTCACGGCGCAGTCGCGTGACATCGGCCCGGACTTGTTTTGCCAGATTTTTTTCGAGTCGCGCTTCTTCTCGCGTTTCTTTCAAAATCTTTTTTGCTCGCGCCAGATTTTCCCGCGCTTCTTTGACCGCCTGTTTAGCGTTTTGCACTTCCGACCGAGCGGCCGCGACAATCAGTTTTTGCGTTTTCATGTTGTAATACTCCTCAGTTTTGTTGTTTGTCAGTGTTACCCAAATATGCCAGAACCATACCGAGAATCATCGATGCGATACCAAGCACAGAAAAGAATTTGACTTCGTGTTCATACGCCATTGTGATGTTAAAAACCACCAGAAAGAAGGAAAAGAAAATCAGTCCCAATCCCAAGGTGTTCAGAAATTTTTTCATTGTGTTCTCCGTTTTATCAAGCGTAATAATCCGAAATTCGTTCAAAGTTTTTCTCGTCCCAACGGACTTCATTGTTGTCGATAATTTCCCGCAGTTGATTGACGGTCAATTTGACACCGTGTTTTTCGTAAATGACTTCGGATGTCTCACCGAGTTCTCGGCCGACCAAATAAGACCGTTCGATTGTGTTCATCACTTCTCTGCTGAGTTGCATCAGTCGCCTCGCACCAGAAGAACCGCTTCACCGAAATATTTGTCGAACACATTGACCAGATTGTTATAGTCACTCGCTTTCATTTCATCGCGAATTTGTGCATAGGGAACATCAAGGTCAAGGTCAGCATGAAGTCGCTTCGCGTAACCGAGAAGAACCCATGCGTTACCATCAGGACCATCAAGGTCGAGAATCAGGCGCTGTTCGGGCAGTTCGTGTCGTTTGATAATTGCCATAGTTTTTCCTCTATCAGTAGATGGGAACTTCACATTCGCCGTAGGCGGCGAGATTTTCGAGACGAGCGAGTTCTTTTTTCAACTCTTCATCATTCATCAGTCGTACTTTGCGATACAAATCAGGATTGTAAAAATCGAGTTCAATCGCGTGGCGGAAAATCAACAGAATAATTTCTTGACGATTCATGGAAACTCCTCTCTCAGTACAAGGATAGTATAACAAAACCATCAGGAAATGCAAGATTCCCTTGAAATTATTTTTTTCAAGGGAATCAATGACTTACCGTGATTTTACGCGAGTCGTACTCACTTTGAGATTCGTAGCAAACATCAAAACCCAAAATGCAATGACATTCCAGAGTTCATACGGAATCACAAAACCGAACAGTTGGTTGATAGACCAAAATGCCAACCACGGAAGTAAAACGACAAAAATCGCGAGAATGATAATAAACAAAATGCCCATGATTACTCCTTTTCTTGAGTGTTGATGTCTAATTCTTTAGGTACTCCGTATTTGTCAATCAGAGACTTCAAGAGTTTCTTTTCTTCATCTTGTGCCTTTTGCAGTTCATCTTGAAGTTTCAATTTCCGGCGCCGCGCTCGTTCCGCCTTGGCGCGCCGTTCTTTTTCTTCTTTCTCGATACGCTTGTTGTATTCTTTGTCGGTTTCCCAACGATACAGAATCATTTCAACACCCCATCCGCCTTCATAACCATAACTCTCCACGCGGATTTTGTGGCCGTCATACTGTGCCGCTTTGATTTCCAGTTCGGCAAACAGTTTTTCCATGTTCACTTTCGATTCTTCAATGGTAACACCTTCATCTTTTTTGCCATCATAAAACACACTTTCGATGTCAACATTGCAGGATTTGCATTTAATCAACAATTTCTTTTTGTCACCCATATCAATATCCCAATTCGTTTAATTTCTTGTTTGCGATTTCCACAATCACCGGATTCGCTTCTTTCATCGATTCGACCAACTCACGCATTTCGGTCAAGAACACCTTTGCGAATTTCGGGTCGTATTCAACAATCGATTCCATATTGTGAAGCATATCTGCAACTTTGATAGTTTGTGCTTCAGGCGAGACTTTGCTCAAGCGCTGACGCTCGATTTCTTTGCGAACCTTTCGAGGTCCGTCTTTTGCATCAGTCACTTTGGTCAACTCAACGACCAGTTTTGCAACTTCCGCACCGAATTTCTCTTCGACTTGTTGCGCAGTCACACCGCAGTCTTCAATGACATCATGAAGAATCGCGGCACACAACATATTCTCGGTGGCGCCGATGTTCAGAGCATTGAGCATTTCCGCAACCGCAATCGGATGAACAACATACGGTTCGTGAGTGTATTTGCGTTTTTGTTCGCCATGCGCGATTACTGCATAAGCAATTGCATTGGCGACTTTAGTGTTAAGCATCAATTTCCTTTTCTTTGATTTCGAATTCGGGGGCATATCCCCAAAGTTTTAACCGTTCCCGTTTCAACTTCGCGACAGCATTCGCGGCTCGCTTTTCCGTGGAGTAAATTCCATGAAACCACATCGAATGACAGTCAACTTCAAACACAACATAGACTTTCATAGTCACTCCTTTACCATCACTGTATTAGGATACGAGATTCCGGCAATCCTGTCAACCATCAATTTCGTCAACAAAATCAATGACTTACTCCAGTTCACACCAGACTTCGCATTGATACTTGAGTTCGTGTGTGTGGGTGCAACGGTCACACAGTTCAATACCGCAAGTCATAACATAGTCTGCTTCACCGCCGCATTCACCGCATTGATGTTCACTGTCCATATTACACCTCGTTAGATTGACAGAGCACCCACTTCGCCCGATTCAGAGTTTGGCGCGCTTTGTTGAACAGACCGCGTTCAATTTCTTCCTGAGCATCAGACATCATAGATATCGCGATTTGCCGGTGCGTGTACATGATGAGCGCTTCACCCAGTTGAAGATTCATCTGGTGTTTGGTGAGACCGAAACAATCGAGTTCGCGCTCAATCTTGAGCATATGCTGTGTTTGTGCATCCATCATTTCACCCCTCAATTTGTTCGATAATCAACACTTCGGGTAAAGGATAATCATTTTCCAGACGGTCAATGCAGTAGTCTAGGAGATTCATTCGATAAGAATAACCTTTGCCTTTCCACCACGCATCAGCTTCACGGTACGCTTTGGGAACAGGATACGCAGGATTGCCGGAATGATGTTTCCAACCTTTGAACAAGTCTGCAAAGAACGAGTACTCCATGTCCATGCCGTAATTGTCACGAGCAATCGAATACACATTGAAACAGATTCCGTGATTTGGTTTGTACGGGTTTCCTGATTCGGCGAGTTCACGCGCCTTGAGAAAACACCAGAGAATGTCACATCGTTCCATCGGCACCATTTTATAATCTACTTGCATAATTTCTCCTTACCAGCTGATTGCCAGACCCACCGCATCGGTGGTGTCAACTTCATAACCCGCACCCCAGAGAGCGTTCTCTAGAATACCGCGGTCAACATTATCGGGAATATCACGCAGATATACCGTGCGATATCCGAGTTCGTTTTCGCGAGACAACGCACCTTCGACCGTTTCTTCGATATAGTGCTTCACGATTTGCACTCGGCGCTCATTCAACATTTTTGCAGTCAGTTTGACCATCGACTTTCTCCTTTTTAGGCGCGTTCAATCAACGCACGAACAGTGAAGTTGTTGTACAACTCAAGATAATCTTGTTTCTCGCGAATGAATTCAAGAGCCTCATTCATCGTATCGAAAGTGCGCGTGACTTTTTCGCCGGTGTACAGTTTGTCATAAGACAACAGATAAAAATAGGCCAGACCAGCGGCTTTCATTTCTTCGTTATTCATGAGGTCTCTCCTCTATCAGTTCAAGGACAGGATAAACGAAACCCGATACACTGTCAAGCATATCGGGCAACTATTTTTCATCAAGGAAATCAATGACTTAGTGAATGCTATAGACGGGTTCACCATCGAATTCTTCTTTTCCGATGTAGGTTTCGTTATCGGTCGCCCACTCATAGAAACGAGCTTCTTTCAGAATTGTATTAAAGTCCTGATTCCACGCGACAAGTTTTCCGTTGTGATTTCGTGCGACATAAGCAATCATAATATTCTCCTCTGATTCAGGAATATCATAACAGACTTTTTTGATTATTGCAAGAGTTGTCGTTATTCGAAAATGTGCCAGACAAGTCCATCGTTGTGAACCGTGGCAAGGTAAATCCAGTCGGGTGAAGTATCGCCGCCAGTAGGCACGACATAAAATTCGCGTATTTCAAATTTTTCATCAGTACTTACTTCCGCCCAAATACAAATTTGTCCGTGTTGTTCGTGTATGTGCAATATCACCGCGTTCTGTGGCATTTCTGCCGTTGCGTTGAAGTAATTACCAACGGTTGGCATCGATTTCAGTGTGAGTCCGTATTTGTAAATTTTCATTTGTTTTCCTCAATGAGACATTTTTTCAGTTGTGCCAGAGCATCATCGCGGTCTTTTGCGGAAAATGCCAGCATGATTCGTTTCACAAACGGACTTTGTTTTGCATCAAGAACATCATCAGCATAAGTCCATGTGACGGGTTTTGCTTGTACGGTGCCGTTTGCGTGTAGATAACCCCACCAGTTCGGTTCGTTGTCCATCATCATTCTCCGTCAAGCAGGATAAGTTTTGTACAGAACACCATCAAGATAACAACCAATCCAGAATTCTGAATTCGCCGGTGCGCGGACTTTATCCGCTTTCTCGCGGCCTGCCTTGATAGACGGAACTTCCCAGCGCTTGGCACTAGGACTTTTCGGTGTTCGCAGATGTAATAAGTAGGTGAATTTCATTGACTGTTCACCAAATCGTCATAAGCATCCATGTAGTCTGCACACATACGCATCATGCGGTGCAATGCACGACCTTCTTCGACACTCAAATCCATTTCTTTGAAATTCGGTGCGTTGTTCATTGCTTCAAGCACCTGTGCCATTGCGGCCGCCGTATTTTGGAACATACAGTAAGACATATTCGGATAATCAGACATCGAATTTTCCTTATTTCGCGTTGGGATTCGGTTTGAGTTCATAACCTTCCGGCATGACCCAGTGTTCATCGTATTTGCTTTCGGGTTTGATTTCGTATTCGTTCACGACCAGTTTGAAATCGTTGTACAAATGCGGTCGTATGGCACGCATTTCGATGAATTCCAGCGCTTCTTTCAGCGACCGCAAGGTGCGAGCGCGAGTATCACCAAAGAGTACATCATTGTAGTACACGACATATTCGGCGTTCATGGGTTCTCCTCTTCTGAGTTCACCCATAGGATAACAGTTTACCGGCGTTTGTCAACCAGCTGTTTTTTCAAGTCCTTATTGACTTTCCGCAGTTCCGCGTTCTCGGATTCTAGTGATTTTACTCGTTCCAGTACCCACAAAATACCATGGTACATTCGACTGTGAGAGTAGGCGCGAGAAGTTCCTAGAGAACCGATTTTGGCACATTTTTCACGGCGCGTTTCGTGCCATTCCGCGCCTCGGCGCGCTTCTTCTTCCCACGATTGTCCCATCGGGTACTTACTCATGCCCATGGATATCTCGACTTTTTAATCGGTCGTGTTGAGGTATCATCATCAGACAATAATCGGTTTTCCGCATATCGTTCACGGCGAATTTCTTTTCGTTTCAGTCGTGCCAATTCTCGCCGGCGGTTTCCATAACGGCGAGAATCAAAGTCTTTTTTGAATTCTTGGCCTTGCCGTTCTTGATACATTCTTTGGTGTTTCTTTGTGTCGCTCATTTGTTATACCTATTCGTATCGCTCTCGGGCAATCGCCTGCATAAACAGACCTTGATTGGTTTGCATCACGCCGCCAATAGGATACCAATCCTGATTCATATTCATGTATTCTTGCACCAGTTTTTCGACTTTAACCCAATCAACATTGGCGACAATTCGATATTCTCTTACAGGTTTCATTTCTTTTCTTCTTCGCGTTTGGTTTTGAAACAGGAATCACATCCACTGTTACAACTGTCACAGGATTTGTCGTTTTTTGCCACTTGATACACAAGTGCTATGAAAGCAAGTATGATAAGAATGGTAAAGATTGTGTTAATCATCGGTTGTACCACGCTACATGAGTTGCCCATTCGGGTTTCGGCGTATCCCATACGCACAGGTGACTTTGCTGTGTTTCTGTTGCCCAGTAGCCATCGCCATCATAGGGAATTAAACATCCGAGCTTGACATCTTCTGCAAACTCCTTGATGGTGAACAGTTCTGTGTATTCGCGAATTGGTATGAGTTCAATCATGGTTATCACCAAAATGCAGGAACATCAGATTCCGCGATACGGGGTCAGTAAAGTTCCCACACTCGCGGACAATAAATCGAGCAAATAACTCAACATCAAGTTCCGAGGTGTATGTAAAGTAATTTCCTTTATCATCGACCTCAACCCAGCCACCTGCCTGTTTGAAAAGTTCTTCGATTTTCGGATTCATTTCTTGTTCTCCTGTTTGATTCGCCATTCACAGTGCGAATAGTGATTTTTGATTTGTCCGTTGATTTCGGGGTCAGACCTGCCACACTTTGCACACATCCAGTACGGATTACCTTTTGTCGGTATCTTTCGTTTAGGATAATCCGCACGATATTCTTCGGTCATTTCTTATTCTTTTTCCATTTGGTCAGAATCGACCAGTACACATCCAGAATGTATTTGTAGATGGTTTTTCTGGTGATGGAAAAACAATAACCGATATCTTCTTTGATTTGCGGTGATTGTCCATCGCACCAGACTTTGTGAATTTGTCTCAATATGCGTTCACCAGTATCATCACCAACACTGTGCAATGTACCATCCTCGGTCAGATACCAATACCCGTCTGGTCGTTTCACGAATCCTATGATAGTGCGTTGGTCAAATTGTGCGCTCATCCCTGTACACCAAAGTGTTCACGAATTTCTTCGTAGATATCCAATGCTTCGTGTTCGGCCGCAACATTAGCGCATTCCCGCACAATCAGTTCGGCAAACTTTTCAATATTATTGCCGGCAAGTACCTGCGCATATTCCTCACCACTTTCATAGCAATACACCCCGCCGCACTGCCTTACAAATTCTTTAATTTTCGGGTTCATTGTTCTACTCCATTATTTTGCGGGTCGGCATAATACACCACAAGAGAGTAAATGCCATTGACGCACAGAAAAAGAAAAATGCCCAGTGCGAATTCTGTCCACACCGGACGCGGTTTTTTATTCATCCTTCAAGTGCATAAGGACTTCATCGGCAGGTTTCGGGTTCTTCTGAAACGAGTATTTCTTCAAGTCTTCCTCATAGGCACCTAAAGTCATTTCACGCGCCTTGAATTCACTGCACCGCCAACTACATTCATGATGAACCATCCAAAACGAAAAATTCAAGAACCAGACTTTCTTGTAAATCACAAAGGTTCGTGTTCCTTTATTGTTGTATCGGCAGACCAGTTTGTACTCAGGATGTTTCATTTCTTGTTCTCTTTCAGTTGCAGTTTCAGTAACAACCATTCCTCGCGAGTCAACCGAATGTCACGCACCGGCACACCATTTGTGGATGTGAACCGACTTTCAATGATTTCTTCAATTTTCTGATTCATATTTTTTGACCGAATAGTAGGTAATCGCCAGCAAGACGGCCGTTGCGGGTCCAGAGGTCAGTGCAATATCATGCCAACCTTCAACAAGACTGACCAGTGTTCGCATGAAAAACCATCCAGCGGCCGCTGCAGAGACCGCACCAATCCAGTAATATCGCATCTTTTTCATCATTACTCCCATGTAATCCGCAGATAGTTCAGTAGATAACCCTTTTCGGTTTCCATCCGCTTGGCGGTGTAACCGGCGTAATACAGCGTATTGTAAACCTTTGCCATATCGACACCGGTATTCGGTATCTCAATAACAAATTCCCGAAGTTCTTGGTAATCGTAGTTGATGATACGGTTCTCGATGTCTATCAGAAACTTCTCGGTCGGAGAAATTCGTTTGTTTTGCAGTTCGGTAAGACTAATCATTTTAACTCCTCAAAATTTACTACCCAATTTTGACAGACTCCGATACCTATTGCGGTAATCATTGTTTGTTCTCGTATTTGGATAGGATAGGATCAATGTGGTCTGTCGTGTCGAGGTCATATTCAAAGTATTCACGCAACTCCGCAATCAGCGCGTTCAGTTTCGCCTGTTGTGCGATAATTTCCTTTGCTAAGTCGTTAGCGTGTTCGTTAAGCACGGCCTTTTCTGCCAGTAATTTCCTCTCACTGACTTCGGCAATATCCGCGCATTTTTCTTGGCTGTAACTCCATGCGCGACCAAGGTGCTCACCAACAAACGGATTTTTTGCCGACATGATATCGTCACGAACACTCATTCTCCGTCTCCCTTTTTAATCATACTCAATTCTTTGCCTTCCCGTAGGGTCGGTCGTTTCCATTCGTTACCGTTATACCAAACAACGGTGTCTTTTTCAAGTTCTTGGTTATTTTCGAGCAGGCGCTTATAGAGTTTTCCTGCCTCAATCCTGGCTATTGCCGGACTCCATTCAAGACTCCAAAACCGCCAGAATTTGAACCCAAGAAAATTGACCTTTCTCTCGACACGGTAATAGTAGCCTCGGCGAAAGGGCGTGCGGACTATTCGGACTTCGGGTTTCATTTTGGTTTCCTGTTCCAAATAAGCAGGTTGAAATCGTTACTGCAACCAGCATGGCGTTTGTCAATCTTGTTGCATTTCTCACAAGACCTGTATTGGTAGGTGCCACTATAACACTTCACCAATTCAGACCATTCAGACCATATATGAAAGCACATCATGCACCTCTCAATATCAGATACTTCAAGATTTGTTCAAGTTCGTTATTGCTCAGGGAAAAGAACTTTTTGTTATCGATGTATTCGACCAGACGCTCTTTTATGAGAGCATCCTTTGCTTCGATACCGCCCATACCTTGATTCTCGCACCGCCACCGGATTTCCGAGGCGGTCGGCATTTTGATGAAATCAGGAACCATGCAGTACCTCTTCGATGTATTGGCGAACCACATTGAAATCTTCTGAATGGGTGCGAACAATCGTCATGATAGAAGATTTCGAACCTGTGCAGAAGTCCGCGCTTCCGAAGCTTTTGGCATACCACTCTCGCGCCGATGCGTTATAGTTCGGAGACAAATCACCGCTTTCACCGGCACGGATTGCCCGATTGATTCGCGCAACCGCTTGGCGATAATCACGGGTCAATCCCGCTGCGCGTTCCGTCAGAAAGACATTGCCTTGTTCGAACATTTCGATATCTGTTTCTCCGCCCCACCAGCGAAAGTCTTTGACACTACCGTTACCAAACAGAAACCAAACCACAGAACCGGTTTCCGGAAAGTAACTTTCCGTGAGCGCCAGTTGTTTTTTCACGGATTCGATTTCCGCTTGTAGTGAATTCAGTTTCCTTTTCAGTTCAATTGTATTCATCGATAGTTCCTTATCGCGGTAAAGTGAGCAACGGCAAACCCGATGTTTAGTCCGAGACACAAAAGATTCAGAAGAGGCAGTTCATCGGCTTTCAAAACGACTGCCAGATTCAGCGCACCGGCAAAAGAATGCAGTGCCAGCAGTCCGGCTTGTTTACGATTTTCCATCATTACTCCTATGGGTTAACTAAAAATGTTTGTAATTCGATGCAACCCAAATTCTCGAAATATCCGGCTGCAGGATTGCTCAGTTTGATTTTCTTTCCACCTTCGACTTCAAATTCGATACCAAATTCGGTATCACTTTCTTCTTTCCACCGTTTCAGTGCTTCTACTGCTAAATCGGCATCTTTGAATACCCACAACACTTCACCACGACCATAGGCAGTACCAAAACTATCTCCGGTACTGTAAGTTATGTGAAGTATAAACACAGGTTCGCCCGCTTTTACCTCAAAATCGACAGTAAACTTTTCTTCGTCATATTGACCGCGACTGGTCAGACTAGCACTGAGAACAGAAAAATCGTATTCTTCGCGCCAATTCCCATAGGGTTCAGATGCACGCTCACTGTGTAGGCATTGTTCTCGGTATTGCACAAATAATTCGGTCATTGTTCGGTCTCCACCTGACTACGCAAGACTTGGCAATACTCACCCATGCGCTGACGATATCGACCTGCCACATGATTGTCATATTCCTTTTGGTAGAAAGTATAGGTATCTTCGACCATGATAATCTGTTCAACAGACTCAGAGCGCATAATCACTTTACCGTTGACAGAACATTCCAGATGTCGCAGATATGGCGGAGATTGGGAAACACGGGAACACGCGGTCAACCCGAGAACCAGAAAAGCAAACGCGATGTATTTCATTAAAGTTGTCATGGTTAATCCTTCCAGCGGCCGTGTGCCCGCGGTTCGTTTTGCCAAGGGGGTCGCGACCTCGATACCCGTCTGGCAGGTCGCTTACTGAGTTCTTGCAGTGCGATGTGTTCTTTCAACAGACGGTCATAATCCGCCTTGGTAACAAACAGTCGATAACGACAATCCGTGCTGTTGTTTTTACCCACATCGAATCGATAGATTTTGGGTTTCATTGTTTATTCCGCAGTTCCATTCGATAGATGCCCATTTGTCGTGCCGCTTCCAGTGCGAATCCACCAGACACAAATCCCAGACTCAGCAACAGCACAATGCCGTCAATGATGTCACCGACACCAATCATCAGCAATAACAGATGTGCCTTGAGATTGGGTTCAGCGCCGTTCTTTTTGCGCAACAGTTGTTTCCATCGAATGCGTTTGTAATCTTCGTTCACTTGTCTTCACCCATATCAATCCAGCCGACCTTTGACGGAACAGGGACAATCTTTACCGATTGTCCCATTTCTGTGATTTTGTTTTTGGCGAATTCCATTGCCAGATTTATGTCCGCGAACTGAATAAGTCCGCGGTCCCAATTATCTTTTCGTTGGTACTCTACGATGTAGTATTTCATCACTTCGACTCGGCATAACCTTCAACAAGACCGGAATGATTTACCAGTTGCAAGTAGTACACTGCCCAGCTGACCAGGCGTTCATCAGCGACATCCATCGGATAGTTTGCCAGTAATTCTTGGAGACCTTCAAGAACAGCTTGTAATTGATTCGGTTTCATTCGTCACCTCGGCTGGTTTATGGGTTCACTCTCACTTCGGTACCATTATACCTCACCTGTGCGGTATTGTCAAGCGAGACTGTAGTGCAGTTTCGCGACCGTTTCTTTGAGTTTGTCTTCCGCTTCTTCGTATAACCAGCGGTGTTGTTTTTGACCCGTTTCGTCATAGAGTGCCTTGGCAAGGCGCCAGTTCAGCGCGGCCTCGGCTAACTCATTGACCAGAATGGGGTTTTTCATAGGACTCTCTCCTCACCAGTTCAAGGACAGGATAAACGATTTTTGATTATTTGTCAATATTCTTCTTCGTCCTCAAGACCGGCGATTACCACGAATTCTGCACAGACTTGATTGACTTCGGTGACATCATCGTTATTGACAA